CAGTCCGAGACCCTCACGGGCTTGGTGTATCAGGGATAATCCCTTTAGACCATCCCACCCAAACAGTGGTATATGCAGCACGGCATCGGAACCAAGTATCCGCTGATTGCCCGGTTGTTCCCCGTCGCTCGTTGTATACGCTAACTTACCGTCAGGAAGACGAACAGGAGTAGTCTGTAACGGGTGCAGCGGATATAAGGCGGTAATTTGCTTAGCGCCATTGCGTACGATCTGGGCATAGCAGTTACCAGTAAGAGCGAGACAGCCCGTCAACGTCTCAAAGAAAGTAAATGCCGTCATTTCCGGGTTGGGTTCAAACGCCAACAGGTTGTACAGGCTCTGGTCGGCTGCCTCTTGTCGTCCCTTGGGTAACTTCTCATACAGCTTGAGCGGAAGGCTGGCTATCGACTCACTGATAACACGGACGCAGGCATATACGGTCGTAATCTGTAACGCCGATACTTCGTTGATTAGCTCGCCGGAGGCGGACGGGTTGCCCTGATTGATCCATTGCCAAATGGCGGGGGATGCCAGAGAGATAGCGGGATTATCAAGAATAGAGCGGCTTTCGGTGTTGCGGAACTTAAAGAATGAACGAAGACCCATATTACCTACTTTTAGTTACAGTTGAAACGGCTTGAACCATTTGGCTTTCAGCGGGGCAGCAAGAGCACGAGCGAGGGCGTTAAGCGTAGCGTCTACACCATCAATCTTGTTTTCCGGCTTATCTTTATCGAGTACGAGGTTGTCATGTTTGTCGTACTTTGCGACTACATTACTTACGCACCACGTCATCACGGGATTAGCATCGTGATGCAATCGACCTGACATCACCAACGCCTCGAACTCCTTGGCTGGGTCGGATAGATGCTTCACTGCTTGCGGCACTTGAACGGTTGCTATCTTCGTCTCGGCATGAAACTGTTGGCGAAGATACTCGGCTCCCCACTCGTCAAAGTCCAATTCCAGTACCTTGTATTTTTTGGCGTCATCTTTCAAATCGTCTTGAATCGTCGCATAGTCAATTACGTTTCCGGGGGTGGCTATCAGGTGCCCATCATGCACCCACTTTTGGTAATGCTGGCAGCTCGGGTCATTGGTGCGGTCGCTCGGCAGATAGAATCGAGGAAAAATATAGTAGTGAGCCTGCCCGTCTATTTCCTTCCGAAAGAGTTTCACAGCAGCCGCCATGTCGATCTTGGCTGCCAAATCCAGACCTATCCAGCAAACACAATCTTTGAAAGCGTCGGGAATAAGGGCAGCATCACCACAGGCGCTCCACTTGGGAAGCGACATCCAGCTAGATGACGCATTGCACCAAACGTTAAAGTGTCGGGTCAGGATGCGGTTACGCTTGCCTGAATTCTGCAAGGCAATCTGTTGCTGCGACTTCAGGTAATCGAGGTCTACGGACACGCCCACGTTGGGGTTAGCTTTATAGATGGCTTTCTCGGTCGTCCAATCGTCGTCATCGTCGAGACCGTATATCAGCCCGAACAAGTTATCCCGCTCGAATACCCCAGCGAGCATCTTGTCAACGTCATCGTGCATCATCTTGCATGGGCTGGCTATGTTGTCACCGGCAGTGGTAATCACTAATGCGAGCGGCTGCTGACGGGAACCCATGCCGGTTTGCTGCGCATCGTATAACTCATCGCTCGTCCATTGGTGCATTTCGTCCGCCACAAATAGCGACGGGGCGCTACCCTCTTTGCCAACGCTGATAATGGGCAGCATACGAGAACCCGTTGATGGCACGATAAGGGATTGGGTCATTACTTCTATTCCGAATCTCCGCTGCAATGCCGTGAACTTTTCAACCATCTGCTTGGCTGGTCTGAAGACTTCGAACGACTGCTGTAGGTTGGTTGACCCGATGTAGACTTCCGCCCCGACTTCCCCGTCCGCTAACAAGAAATAAAGGCTGACACCGGCAGCCCAAAGGCTCTTACCGTCCTTGCGGGGTAGTTCAATGTAGGCGAATCGGAAACGACGGAAGCCAGTATCCCTATGCACCCAGCCGAACAGAACCATGGTGTAGGCAGCCTGCCAAGGCTCCAATATGAACTTCTTACCGGCCCACTTACCTTTAACGTGGGGCAACAGTTCAAGAAACTGACAGACTCGCTCAGCCTTTACGGAGTCAAACTGGTAAAGGTAATTGGGGTCTTTGGATTTCTCCAAATCGTTTCTGTGGCGCTGGTAACACTGCTTGACATACTTACACGCCAATATAGAACCAGATAACACTCCGTCAATGTATTGATTTGCTGTATCTAAATAACCCATTACTGTGTTCTATGGCTCTCGGTCGGGATGGTATCCAGAAAAGAGAACTCGTCCTCTTCCTTGGGTTGGTGCGGCGCATTGACTTTGCTACGGGCGGCAGGCGTCATGCCGAACTCAATTAAATACTTGCGTAGCTGGTCTAATGCAGTATTAGCAATCCCGACATAGGGATTCTGTACTGGATACCCTGACGGGGCCTTGACAACCATGCCATGCTTGGCAATACCTTGCTCTGCCGTAACCCAACGAGACCAGCATTGGCAATAGGCAGCGAATGCGGCACGATCTACCAACGTAAGCAGCCCACATGCTCGCAATTCGGCGGACATGCGTTTCCATTCGGCTCTGGCTTGTGCATCCAGATGGCGGGGACAAGTCGGCACCCCTGTCGGCTTCGGCTCGTTCAGGTTTAGCGGTCTATGTCCGGGGTTGCCAGCGAGTAACTTCGCTGCTGTGGGCTTGGGTCTACGTCCTGCCATTCTTTACCCTCTGAAGTTCCATGCCACACTCGTTATCGCCGTCTGAGATGACGACATCGGGCTTGCGGATTAGCTTATTCTTGCGGAATGATCGGTAATCAACGTAGTGATGGATGCGGTTAAACTTATGTACCATGGTTGTGTATTCTGGGTAGACATCCACCAACATTTGACTCTTTGGGCGAGTGCCCTCGATGCTGTAAAAAACTTTGTTATTACCACCCTTAACTCTTTGCGTTCCGATTTTTTTCTGTAGGAATGCGTTAAACTCAACCGTGCACCAACCAGCCGTCAGCATATCTAACGAAAGGATGGTGTCTTCGTTGTACCTGCCACGCCAACGAAACGGCACGTCATTGCGGATGAGATTACAAGAGTAAATACGGGTATTGAAAATCAGCGGCAAAGTCTTGTACTTGCGGGGCACGAACATGTCATAATTCGGGCCTGCCATCGCCACATTCTCATAACGCAGGCAGAACTGTTCCATCGCTCTAAAGAAAGCACCAGACAGCACATCGTGTCGTAAGTGTCCATTTGCTCGATAAAATGTATAGATGTTATCGTCCATCACCCAATGCCACGGATAGCCCATCTCGATTGACTTATCCCAAATGAAGTTACGAGCCGCACCCGGACCTACACTCTTGGTTAGCCCGAGGTCGTCTAGCGTCTCATAGCGATCTTTGTAGGACATATCAAGGACGAGGATGTGTTTCTTAGGAACTACCGCTGCATACTGGTCATACTCCTGCGGCTCTACAACGGCATACCATCGCTCGATGCTCATGCGCTGCAATGCTTTGATCGTCATGCGGGAATCGTAACGGCTAAGTGTCGGGATAAAGATCGGAAACTGCGGCTGCACGTTAGACATATTTCTTTGACGCCATGTCGGCATTTGGTACTCTTGGGTACCAGATAGACGGAGCCTTCGGCGGTATCTTCTGACCAATGGCTTTAGAAAACTGCTCCAAGTCTTCAAGCGTCTTGAAGTGAACGATCAATTTGCGAACACCCATCTGGTCTTCGCTGCTATACTTCGGCATACCCTCGTATTCGGCATTTGGGTCATTCGCCGGGTCGTTGTCAGTTCCGATAGTGTCGTTCAGTTCTGCATCAGTAAAAAATGGCTTCAGGTCAAGGTCGGCGGATAACTCGGCTAGCGTTGGACCATCCCACTCAAGCGATAGCTCACCAGTGCGGTTGTCTGCTATGGCTAGTTCTCGGGCTTTTGGGTCTGATAGGTCAAGGTCGGTTCTCTGCAC